TTATCGCTGCCGGAAGCGTTCGTACGGGCATGAAGATACCCTGCGCTCAGCGTGGCCTGCTGCTCAGACGCCCATGCAGGCGCACCGGATACGGCCAGACAGATGGCTGCGGACAAAATGGCTGCACAAACTTTACGCATAATTACCTCTCGCTTTTCTGCAATAAAAAAGGCGCCATTTCTGGCGCCCTTATATGGGTTATAACAATTTCAACGAATACTGATGCCTGCGGTGGCTTTCTTCATCACCACAACCAGCAAATCGCTGATACTTGCTGTGGGATACCAGTCATTTACCAGCCATGATGACACCGAAAACTCCAGCGTCATGTGGCCGCGACCAGCTGGCATATCAATAACACCACTGTAAATCAGCGTATTATCCAGCGCGGTACGGTTATAAATTTCAGCACCGTTTTTCCGTACTATCAGGCGGCATGACGAATAAATATCGTTATTCTCCCGCTCATGTTTAGCGCCGCTGAATGCCACCGCCGGAATAACAATCTGCCGGTCAAACGGCTGATCGTCATAAACCCTGACGGTGATGGTCCCTGATGGCCACCGTTCCGGTGCACGGGAGTCCCGGGGGAAAGCTTTGCCCACTGTTTTAACGAGATCGCCTTCAATCTGGTTGGCGGACAATTTTCCCAGAACCCGACAGTTCTCGTTAATCGTGACGTTGTTGAGCGTCCCGGAGTTCGCATTCACGTTACCGCTGATATCGGCATTTTTCGCCGTCAGCCGCCCGTCCGGTGTCAGGGAAAATGCCGGAGGATTACCGCCGCTGGTAATGGTCGGAGCCGTCAGGCGTTTCAGGAACACGTCGTTCATGAATATCTGATCGCCCTGACCAACAAACATCGGCTTTGTGTTGCCATTCGCAGGATTAATCATCGCAATCCGGTCAGCAGCCAGAAGCACCTGACTCTGCATACCTGCTGGCGTATTCTCAATACCGGCTCCGATACCCGCAATATAAAGGCGTCCGTCCTTCATCTGCTGCAGTTTCACGGCCCACATGCTGTTCAGGTTATTATTTGTATCAACCTGAACTTTCTGTATCTGCTGGATTGCCGCACTCTGGTCTTCCAGTTTTTTATTGACGGTCTGCGTGATTTCATTGCTGACATTCGTAATGGACGTCCTGATTTCAGCCAGGTCAGGCGCAAGCTGACCGTTATCAATCTGCGTCCACAGCTCCTGAGCCAGATGGGTTTTCCCTATCTCGCCTTTGAAAAAATCCAGATAGCCGGATGCATCATCACTCGGCTGACCAACAGCCTCCACGAATGCCGATTTGCCAACGGTGTTCACACTGCGAACGTAAAAATAATAATCATGGCCCGGTTTGATATTGATACTGGCGGCTATCCAGTACAGCCCCGTGCCAAGGTAGCGGGCTGTGGTTTCAACCTGCCTGATATCGGTAATCCGCGTTTCCGAGAACCAGAACTCAAACTGTACCGTCGGGTCATAAACGGCAAGATGCGGCGTGGCGGTTATCTGAAAATAGCCCGGCGTCAGCTCAATCCGAGACGGCGCTGCCGGTGCGGCAATCCGGAACGATACCGATGCCGGATCGCCCTGCTGTCCCCACGCATTTACCGCCCGGACTGTCAGCCTGTAGTTCCCCAGCGCCAGTTGCGTGAAGCGGTATGTGGTTTCCGCCGTCCGGGCCGTGCTGACCAGCCGCTCACTGCCGTCATCCGCTGCCACGGTCAGGCGAAGCAGGAAGCTCACGCCCTTCACCACCTTCGGCGTGTCCCAGCGCGCCAGCACCTGATATTCCCCGCTGTCTGCGGTGACTTCGGCGGTCAGGTGCTGCACCGCTGGCGGAGTAACGCCATTCACCGTGCCGCTCTGGTCACCGTCAAAGTGCGCCCCGTTATCCACGATGGCCTCTTTTTCCGGCACATGCTGCACGGCAGTGATGGCATACGTGCCGTCGTCGTTCTCACGGATACTCACGCAGCGGAACAGGCGCTGGCGCAGCGTCGGCAGCTTCAGCCCCCATACGCTGTATTCAGCAACGCCGTCAGGAACACGGCTCACTTTCACCTTCACGCCGTCGGTGACGGACTGAACCTCCACGCTGACCGGACTCCCCTGCCCGTCAACCAGGCTTATCAGCGTGGTGCCGGAAGATGGCAGCGTGATTTCACGGTCGAGCGTCAGCGTCCGGGTCTGGCTGTTTACCGCCAGCACGCGCCCGCCGGTGCTGATACCGGCATAGTCATCATCGCAGATTTCAATGACATCGCCCGGTACATGGCGAAGCCCTTCGGCACCCACGCTGAAGTCCACGGTCTGCGTTTCCAGCAGTTCTGTTTTAATCAGCCACAGCCCGGCGCGATGTGCCTGCCCCCGGCTGGTACAGCCAAAAGCATCCATCTTCGTGACGTTACGACCGTAACGGGCAATGGCCTGCGTATCTTCAACAAGCTCTGTCGCCGTCTCCCAGCCGTTGTTCGGGTCAATCCAGTTCACCTCAACGGCATTATGGCGGTCCTTCAGGGCGCTGAAGCTGTAGCGGAACGGCGCGCCATCATCCGGCATCACCACATTACTGCGGTTATAGGTCCACACCTTATCTGATGGTCGGTCCTGCACGAACGTCAGCGTCTGCCCGTTCCATACCGGCATACAGCGCATCGCCGAGCAGAAATCACTGAGCACATCCCACGCCTTGCGCTGTGTGGTCAGGTACGCATTACAGGTGATGCGCGGCTCCGTGCCGCCAAAGCCGTCCGGCACTGACTGGTCGCAGTACTGGCCGATGACATACAGCGCCCATTTATCCACATCCGCCGCACCAAGACGTTTCCCCATGCCGTAGCGCGGATGGGTCAGCATATCCCACAGACACCAGGCCATGTTGTTGCTGTATGCCGGTTTAAACGTTCCGTCCCAGATACCGCTGTATTGCCGCGTCTGCGGGTTATAATTCGACGGCACCTGCAGAATACGCCCGCGCAGATGATAATTACGGCTCACCTGCTGGCTGCCGAACTGCTCCGAGTCCACCTGCACGCCGACCAGTGCCGTGTTCGGGTAGCACTGTTTCACATCGATAATTTCGGTGTATGACGACCAGAGCGTTTTGTTCTGCAGCTGGTCTGTGGTGCTGTCCGGCGTCATCCTGCGCATCCGGATATTAAACGGGCGCGGCGGCAGGTTATCCACCACCACCGAGGCCAGATACTGTGAAGTGGTTTTACCCTTAATGGTGATGTCTTTTTCCGTCACCCAGCCACCGTTACGTTGTATCTGAACCAGCAGGCGGACTTCCGATGGATTCCTGTCCCCCTTTGAGGTGGTTTCCACCAGTGCCTGCACGCCGAAGGTAAAGCGCAGACGGTCGATGTTTGCAGACGTGATGGTCCGGGTGATCGGCGTGTCGTATTTCACTTCCGTACCCAGCACCGTCTCGGATCCGGAGGATTCAAATCCCTCCGGCGGTGTCTGCTCCTGCTCACCGGCCCGGAACACCACCGTGACGCCGGAGATATTGGTATTCCCCTCACTGTCCAGCACCGGCGTACTGTTCAGCAGCACGCTTTTTAATCCATCCACCGGACCTTCAACCGGCCCTTCGCTGATGGCATCGATCACACTCAGCAACTGCGTGGACTTCAGGTTGTCCTTCGCTTCGCGCGGGGTATGCCCCTTACTGCTTCCTTTACCCATTCGTCACGCTCCATAAACGACAAAACCGCCCGCAGGCGGTTTCACATAAAATGTTTTGCATCAGCGACCAATCACCACAACCTGACCACCGTCCCCTTCGTCTGCCGTGCTGATCTCCTGAGAAACCACACGTGATCCCACGCGCATTTCACCGTACAGAACGGGCAGAACATTGCCCTGGGCAACCATGTTATCCAGTGAGGAGAAATAGGTGTTTTGTTTGCCGTTATCCGTTGTCTGTGTACGGGGAGTTCTGGCTTTCGGTGCCAGCATCTGGGCCACACCACCGAGCACCATACTGGCACCGAGAGAAAACAGGATGCCGGTCATACCACCGGCCCCAATGGCTGCCCCCCATGCTGCAAGGGTGGCTCCGGCAGTAAAGAATGATCCGGCAATGGCGGCTGCTCCCAGGACAATCTGGAATACGCCCCCTGACTTGGCTCCGGCGACTCTGGGAACAATATGAATCACAGCGCCGTCAGGCAGAGTCTCATGTAACTGCGCCGTTAACCCGGACGTGCTGACGTCCGCCCGGCAATCCGTACCTGATACCAGCCGTCGCTCAGTTTCTGACGAAACGCCGGGAGCTGTGTGGCCAGCGCCCGGATAGCTTCAGCCCCCGTTTTCACACGAAGATCGATGCGGCGGCCAAATCGTTGTAAATCCCCGTAAAGGCAGATGCGTGCCATGCCCGGTGACGCCAGAGGGAGTGTGTGCGTCGCTGCCATTTGTCGGTATACCTCTCTCGTTTGCTCAGTTGTTCAGGAATATGGTGCAGCAGCTCGCCGTCACCACAGTAAATGGCGGCATGATTCGGCACCGATGAACCAAAACAGCACAGCAGCACATCGCCCGGTTGTGCTGATGACAACGGCACCTGATACAGCCCTGTGACCTCCAGATTATCCAGATAGAGATTCTGACCGTGACGCCACCAGTCATCCTCACGATGAAAATCCGGCATCTCAATTCCCGCCAGATGATAAGCATCCCGGAACAGCGTGTAACAGTCCGTCACCCCGTGCTCAAAGCGCCGCCCGGTGAGATGCGGCACACAGCGGAACTTATGAATCGTCCCCCGGCAGACCAGCCACCACGGCAAATCACTCTGCACCTGCAGCCGCCGGTCAGCCTCACTCAGCCAGGGCAGACCACCGGGGTGGCTGTGGACCAGCGCCACAATCTCACCCTGCATTTCTGCCTGCAGCCAGTCCTCCGGAGCCATCCGGAAATAATCCTCCGGCTCACCGGAAATATTCACGCAGGGAAAATATCTTTCCCCCTCCGGCGTTCTCACCACGAAGCCGCACGACTCCGCTGGCGCACATCGCCGGGCGTGCGCCAGAATCGCTGATTCTGTCTCTGTCATGGGATTACTGCGAAAGTTTGTTAATGGAAAGGAAGCCGCCAAAGTTGCCGACGTTATTGCGAAACTTACAGCCACTCAGGCATTTGCTGCATTTATCCTTCGTGATATCGGACGTCGGCTGGTCATATTCATCCGCGACAGCCGGACCGCTATAACCGCACTCGTCACCGCGATAGATCCAGGTGCAGGTGTTGGCCAGCATGATACGTCCCGGAAAAACAGCGCCATCCGTTTCCGTCGGCGTGGACAGTACAAAGGAGGCACTCACCGCGCTCAGTTCGCTGCACTGCTCGATGCGCCAGCGGCTGATCACCTCCTGCTCCGGATCGGCGTCACTGTTTCCGTTGACGAAGTTCACCGCATCCAGAAAACGGGCGTAAACCTTACGCCGGACCACCGTTCCGCCGACCAGACTCTGCAGATCTTCCGCCATCCCGGTGACCATACCGTACAGGTTAGAAACCGTCAGCGTGGGGCGCGTACTGGTGCCTTTGCCATTCAGTTCAAAACCACTCCCCTGAATGGGATACGGCTGATACTGTCGCCCCTGCCAGGTGACCGGCTCACCTTTTTCGTTCTGCTCATTACAGAAAAAATAACGTTCTCCACCGACCTCTGTCAGATCGATTTCCCAGAGCACCACGCTGGCCGACTGCTCCGCACGGGTGCATTCATTCAGTGTTTCCTGCCGGATATCCTGCATCAGTTCACCACCTGTTCAAACTCTGCGCTGAACTCAACACGCAGCATACTGACCCGCGACGACCATTTTGCGCAGGTCACCTTTATCTGCCGCCACTCATAAGGCGGCGTCCACAGAAAGGCTTTCCAGCCCCCGTGCTCTTCCAGAAACGACTCCAGTACCGTGGCCTCCTCACGGGGGACAGAAAGCGTCACGCTGTACGTTTTCAGGTTGGCATTCAGCCCGGCAGGCGCTCGCTGGGAATAGCCATCACCAAAGCGCACCTTTCTTACAGAAGGGGCCGAAGCCACATCCATACCGGGTTTCACTTTCCAGCGGAAGGTTTTCATCGTCCACCTCCGGAGAACAGACCACCATCGCGCATCTGCCCGGTCACAACATCCATTGCCGCCTTACGGGCTACGTCATAAACCGCCTTCAGCGCCTGTGGCCCTATCTGACCGTTCGTGCCGTCGTTGTTAATCACCACATGGTTATTCTGCTCAAACTTCCCGGACGCCTGCGAGCGGCTGTCCGCCATGCTGCCCGGTGTACCGACATAACCGCCGGTGGCATAGCCGCGCATCAGCCGGTAGAGATTCCCCACGCCAATCCGGCTGGTTGCCTCCTTCGTGAAGACAAATTCACCACGGTGAACAATCCCCGCTGGCTCATATTTGCCGCCGGTTCCCGTAAATCCTCCGGTCGCAAAATGGAATTTCGCCGCAGCTGCCTGAATGGCTGTACCGCCTGACGCTGATGCGCCGCCACCAACAGCCCCGCCAATGGCGCTGCCGATACTCCCGACAATCCCCACCATTGCCTGCTTAAGCAGAATTTCTGTCATCATGGACAGCACGGAGCGGGTGAAGCTGCGCCAGTTCTGTTCACTGCCGGTCAGCATCGCCGCCATATTCTGCGCAATACCATCAAAGGTCTGCGTGGCTGCACTTTTAACCTGCGACATACTGTCCGTGGCGCTCTCTTCCCACTCACTCCAGCCGGACTTGAGGCCTGCCATCCAGCTCCCGCGAAGCTGGTCTTCAGCCGCCCAGGTCTTTTTCTGCTCTGACATGACGTTATTCAGCGCCAGCGGATTATCGCCATACTGTTCCTTCAGGCGCTGTTCCGTGGCTTCACGTTCTGCCTGCCGGTCAGTCAGCCCCCGGCTTTTCGCATCAATGGCGGCCCGTTTTGCCCGTTGCTGCTGTGCGAATTTATCCGCCTGCTGCGCCAGCGCGTTCAGGCGCTCCTGATACGTAACCTTGTCGCCAAGTGCAGCCAGCTGGCGTTTGTACTCCAGCGTCTCATCTTTATGCGCCAGCAGGGATTTCTCCTGTGCGGACAGCTGGCGACGTTGTGCCGCCTCCTCCAGTACCGCGAACTGACTTTCTGCCTTCCACAAATCCCGGCGCTGCTGGCTGATTTTCTCATTCGCTCCGGCATGCTTCTCCAGCGTCCGGAGTTCTGCCTGAAGCGTCAGCAGGGCAGCATGAGCACTGTCTTCCTGACGATCGCCCGCAGACACCTTCACGCCGGACTGTTTCGGCTTTTTCAGCGTCGCTTCATAATCCTTTTTCGCCGCCGCCATCAGCGTGTTGTAATCCGCCTGCAGGATTTTCCCGTCTTTCAGTGCCTTGTTCAGTTCTTCCTGACGGGCGGTATATTTCTCCAGCGGCGTCTGCAGCCGTTCGTAAGCCTTCTGCGCCTCTTCGGTATATTTCAGCCGTGACGCTTCGGTATCGCTCTGCTGCTGCGCATTTTTGTCCTGTTGAGTCTGCTGCTCAGCCTTCTTTCGGGCGGCTTCAAGCGCAAGACGGGCCTTTTCACGATCATCCCAGTAACGCGCCCGCGCTTCATCGTTAACAAAATAATCATCCTTGCGCAGATTCCAGATGTCGTCTGCTTTCTTAAACGCAGCCTCTGCCTTAATCAGCATCTCCTGCGCGGTATCAGGACGATCAATATCCAGCACCGCATCCCACATGGATTTGAATGCCCGCGCTGTCCTGTCTGCCCAGGTCTCCAGCGTGCCCATGTTCTCTTTCAGGCGGCGGGTCTGGTCATCAAACCCTTTCGTTGCGGCCTCGTTCGCCGCCTGCAATGCCCCGGCTTCATCGCCGGAACGCTGCAACTGAGCAACATACGCAATCTGCTCCGCCGTCACGTTATGGAACTGGCGTGCCATCGCCGTCAGCCCCGACGTCGGGTCTGTGGTCAGCTTCCCGAAGGCTTCAGCGACCTTGTCCACCTCCACGCCGGATGCAGAGGAGAAACGCGCCACACTCTGGCTGATGGACGCAATCTGAGCCTCACCGCTTACTCCCGCCTTAACCAGTGCGCTGAGTGACTCGCTGGTCTGGTTAAACGTCAGCCCTGCCGCCTGCCCGGCTCTGGACAGGACCAGCATACGATCTGCCGTCAGTCCCGCCTGATTGCCGGAAAGGACCAGCGTTTTGTTGAAATCGGACAAGGTTGAGTTGCCCTGATACCAGGCATACGCCAGCGCACCGGTCGCCACCGCCAGCGAGGTGGCCCCCACCATCGGCAGGGTGATCGCACCGGCAAGCCCCCTGAACATGGGGATCATCCCGCCGAAGGAGTCCTTAACCTGACCACCCTGTTGCAGCAGGATCAGCCACGGACTTTGCCCGCCTGCAAGCTGCGTGGCCACGTCGGTGAACTGTGCAGGCAGCATACGCATGGCGGCTTTATACTGCCCGACGGAAATCCCCGCTTTCTGTGCAGCCAGCGCCTGTCGGCTCAGCGACTGTTCAACGACTGCCGCTGTTTTTTTCGCATCACTTTCCGTACCGGAAAAATGACGCCTGACTCTGGCCATCTGCTCGTCAAATCTGGCCGCATCCAGACTCAAATCAACGACCAGATCGCCTACCGGTTCAGCCATACCGGACTCCTCCTGCGATCCCTTCTGATACTGTCATCAGCATTACGTCATCCTCCGTCATGTCCGCCACATCCGGGGAAGTAGGGATAACTTCATTCCCGTCCGGGCCAAAGCGGACACCTCCGGCAAGCCCTGCCGCTTTCTGCATCAGCACATCATCTTCAGGCTCTTCGTCAGCCTCGCGCCGGTTCAGCAGACTGAAATCCAGCGGATGCATATCCGGATCGCTGAAAAACAGGCTGAGCACGGTGTACGTCAGCCCGGAAAAGTGCATATCCAGCAGAACATCATGAAAATAATGGGTACTGTAAAAGCGGTGCCAGTCGGCATACTCCGTGGATGACATCCCGGCAAGCATGGCACGCCAGTCGGGTCGCCCCATCTCACGCGCCAGTTTCAGGGCAAAACTCAGCTCACCGTCGAACACTTTCCCGCAGAAACAGGCTCTGCGGGCCCGGCGTCCTCTGTCTGTTCAGGGGCATTATTCACCACAAACTCATACATACCAGACAGCCGGTACACCACGTTTTCAGCATGAGAAATTGCCTCCGTGGGCCAGGTGGTAAGCACTTCCTGCTCAATCTGTTTAACGGCTTCATTCATGGACGGCATCTGCGTCTTCTGCGGATGGTTATGCCACAGGGACATCGCCACCAGAAACGCGCCGGTTCTGATGGCGTCTTCCACAGTAAACTTCCGGTTGCTGTCTGACTCCGCCTGTTCTGCCTGCCGTTTCATCAGGGCGAGATGCTCAATGCGCTGCAGGGCTGACAGTTCAGAAAGCGTGACGGTCACACCGTTATGTTCAAATGATTCGGTTTTCAGGAACATCGCTGACTCTCCGGATTAACTGGCGGTGACGGTAATTTCTGCAACCGCAGCAAACTCACCATTACCGGATACGACCGGAATGTTGACCTTACCTGCAGCAACGCCATTCACGGTGATGGTCATACCACTGACCGACACGGTAGCTTTTGTTTTATCCGCTGACACCGCACGGAAGCTCTTGTCGGTTGCGCCTTCCGGCTGGAATGCCACGGTCAGCGTGGTGCTCTTCCCTTTCACTACGGAAGCGCTGGCTGGCGTCACGGTCATACCGGTTGCCGCCGTCACCGTACTGCGTTCTTCTGCCATTGACGGACGACCCACATTGGTGACCTTCACCGTACGGGTGATCACTTCCTTTGCCGTCACCGCCTTACCGATGCTGCTGACCCAGCCACGGAACACATCGACCGTGCCGTTCGGGAAGCGGATTTTATAGGCACGGGTATCACCTTCATTAAACCACGCCAGCAGCGCCTGCTGCCCCTGCTCTCCGGGCATCCACGCCAGCGTGAAGCTGGTATCTCCGGCAGATTTCTGCCCCTGCCCGGTCGCGGTCCAGTCTGCATCTTCATCATCGAGATAGCTGTCGTCATAGGACTCAGCGGTCAGTTCGCCGGGCGTCAGGTCTTTAACTTTAGCCAGACGCGACCAGTCAACGTCTGAAAGCGGGTTCGCATAAGGGTCACCGTTCCCCTTATAAACCCACAGGGTGGTCCCGGCCCCTTTCACCGGCATTACTGGATTTGGTACAGGCATATCGTCCTCACATTTCATAGGTAATGACATAAGTCAGATCGGCTGAACTCCACAGGCCCGCATCATCGTCGCGCCGGTAGTCATAGCCGCTGGCCACCATACTGGTGATCAAATCTGACAGTGCCGGGATATCACTCATCACCGGATAAATCCGGGACTCCATCCACGCATCCAGCTCTGAATCCGGCACCTGAGCAGGCAGGAAAACTTCGATATGCAGCTCCGCCTGCCAGGTATCGCTGTCCAGCTCTTCGCCCGTGTATTCAGCGCCGGTGAGATAAACGGCAACTGCCGGAAAATCCGCCTCATCAAAAACAGCGGGGCGACCATCAAAAAACGTCGCCCCGGTGTCATGCTTCTCCAGTGCATCCAGTACGGCTGCACGGAGTTCAGTATGTTTCATCGCTTTATTACCATCCTCAGTTGATGCTGCAGCGCATAGCCCAGCTCTTTCGGAAGACGTTCACGCCGTATCCGCTCAATATTTTGTTTAAACGCCGTGGTCAGCGGCACCGCCATCGGGATTTTCACCACATCAATGGGGTAACGGTTTTTCCCGGCCACACGCTGCATGACATGCCACCGGCCATTTTTCAGTTGCTGAATAAACGCGCCGGGAATACGACGGTTACCCACCACAAGCACGCTGCCGCCACCTTTCAGGGATGAACGCTGCCCCTTTTTACGACGCCTGCGGCGCGAAAGGACAACCCGCGCATTACCCAGCTTGATTACGGGCAAATCCCCCCGGTTAACTTTGATTCTGGCCTGCGGATTTTTGACCGTGGCCCTTTTCAGCCTGGCCCTTTCCTTTACCAGTTTCCGGCGTACCTTTGTCTCACGGGCAACCTGTGACGCCGACTGCGATATCGCGGATGAAGCAACGCGGTTAATGGCCATTGCGGTGGCACCGGGCACCGCCGTTCTGCTGATACGGCTGAGGTTTTCAACGGCCTGCTCAAGACCTTTTATGGCCATACATCCCCCTTTCAGCGGCGACGGTTAACGGCAGGCGGTACGCCCCGCCCAAGCCAGAGATGACAGCTTCCGCCATCATCCGGCGAAATCCGGTCTATCCAGAAGTTTTCCTCACCGATGGTCAGCGTGTCGCCGCGCCGCAGCTGCCGCACATCATCAGTCCGGACAAACAGGGACGGGCTGGAGCCTTCAACGCGCACGCCCTGTCCGGCATAGCTGATATTTTCAGGGTCATCAAAAACACCACGTATCACAGCACCGGACTGCTCACCGGATGTCATGGTGGCTGACGTTCCCATGTACCCGCGTATCGTTTCATCGGCGCGGGCAATGGCAGCATCGAACAGGTTATCGAAATCAGCCACAGCGCCTCCCGTTATTGCATTCTGGCCAGGCCGCGCTCTGTCATTTCAGCTGACACACCGGCAGAGACACGGAACGCCGTTCCCGGCAGCACAAATGCCACAGGTTCATCCCGCGTGGCGTGAAGTGCATCGGTATGCAGCGTCACCAGTGCCACAACCGTGACCAGAGCAGCCGTATCAGTCACGGTATCCGTCTGTGCTGATACCACCTCATTTTCATGTCCGGTCAGCGCATTTTCCGGGCTGACAGACGTGTCCTGACCGGCTGCGTCATCCGTGTCATCAAGCTCCTCTTCCAGCTCTGCCACACGGAGCGCCAGTTCTTCTTTCGTCCCCGTCAGGCTGACATCACGGTTCAGTTGCTCACCCAGCGACCGGAGACGGGCAATCAGTTCATCTTTCGTCATGGACTCCTCCACAGAGAGAAAATGGCCCCGAAGGGCCATGATTACGCCAGTTGTACGGACACGAACGCATCAGGGTCAGCCAGCAGCATCAGCGGTGCTGACTGAATCATGGTGAACTCACGCGCCGGATCGCCGGTGGTCACCCAGTTTTTCGGGTAGCGGGCAGAGGCGTTAATACCTTCGCGCTGTGCGTCCGCATCCTGAATGCAGCCATAGGTGCGCAGACCGCGTGCCTGAGTGTTCCCCAGCACCATCGTGTTGTCCGGAAGGAAGTTCTTTTTGACGTCGTTTTCCACGTACTGTCCGGAATACACGACGATCGCCGTATCGCCATACATCCCCTTATAGGACACCGCTTCGCCCAGGTCTTTTACCGCTGTCTCCAGCTCGGAATGAGAGCCGCGACGGGTATCCAGCTTCTCCTTGACGGCTTTGAAGGAACGGAACAGCGCCCAGCCTTTCGGATCAAACACGATGATATTCACCACACCGCTGGCGTTCAGCGCGTAGGCTTCGATATCGTCGGTCGGGTCATACGTGGACTTGTCACGCTTGCTCCACTCCGTACCGCCGGACTGCGTGATGTTATTTGCCTCACTGCGCCCCATATCCACTTCAACCGGATCGAAGGCTTCACCGGTCATGGTGTATTTGCCCTTAAGCACGGCAGAAACTGCCTGCATCTCTTCGACCTGAGCAATGGCCAGCTCTTCGTCTCGCATGTTCTGCAGGATGATGCGACGGCGGCGGTAAGCCGGGTCCGCCAGATTCTGTGGATCTTCATCCGGCAGGCGACGCAGGGTCATCTGCGGATTCACCTCATGCTTGGGCTACATGAGTCAATCCCGAAAGAACTATTTGATTTCACTTAGCTTTGTGGTTTATATATCTACGCAACTCCTATCACTGCAATACTTTCTGCAATACAGATATGTGTAGTGAGGACTTGTCTAAAAACCATATTCACGAAGAAAAAGGATGACACGATGCAACCAGAAGATTATGAAGAAAAGCAATACGAGGATGAGCCAGAATCCTATCCAATTGATGAGTTTCAACTTACTACTACGCCCAATGATTTTAATATAATCACAATTATAAGTTTTATTAAATCAAAAGTTTTTAAAATCCCTAACTTTCAAAGGCATTATGTTTGGGATATCAAACGAGCATCAAAACTCATTGAATCTCTTTTAATAGGCCTTCCTATACCTCAAATATTTTTATATGAACAAGATAAAAATGAATTTTTAGTGATAGATGGTCAGCAGAGATTAATGACCCTTTATTACTTTGTAAATGGTGTATTCCCTAGAAAAGAGAAACGTTCTGAACTGAGAAAAATCTTTGAAGATAATGGAAACATTCCAGAAAACATTCTTCACAATGATGAATACTTCACAAAGTTCAACCTAAAACTTGATGGTCTATCAGACACCCAAAAAAACAAGTTTAATGGGAAAAACTATGAAACATTAAACGAATTTCAAACCACTTTAAATCTGGCAACCATACGAAATATGGTAATCAAACCGGTTGCACAAGATTCGGAAGATGGTGCAATGTTTGAAATATTTAACCGCCTAAATAGTGGGGGAATGAACCTTTCTCCTCAAGAAATTCGTATGAGTTTATATCACTCAGACTTTCTTTCAAATCTTGTTTCATTGAATGAAAACAAGACATGGAGAAAAATTCTTTCAAAAAATGTTGTTGACATGCGATTGAGTGATATTGAAGCGATATTGCGCACATTTGCTATGTCCCTTTTTACATCTCAATACAAAAGCTCAGTTAGCGGTTTTTTGAACAATTTCTCAAATTATGCAAAAAACTACGACACTAAAGACATAACTTTATTTAGTAATATATGGAATGAATTTATGGATAGTGTTGATGGAATTGATGAAATCAATTTCAGAACTGGTGGGAATCGTATGAGTATAACTTTATTTGAGTCAATTTTTTATGCTGCAACTTATGACTCATTTAAAGATAAAGATCTAAAAATAAGACAAGTGACGGTGAATTACATCGATAAGCTTAAAAATGATCCTGAATTTCTGACATTTAGTACTGATAAAACAACAAGAAGAGAGCATGTAATTGGACGTCTAGAACGTGCAAGAACAATTTTGGAGGGAATGTAAAATAATGGAGGATATGGGATATACTTCTATTGAAAGTATGTTTAATAACTATAAGTGTTATTATGATTTTCTTCTAACTCATAATGAGATTAGTTTTGCTAATGATTACAAATCACAATTTTCAAAAGTAATGCTATTAGCATGTGCTAGCTATTTTGAAACTTTAGTTGTAACTAAGATACATTGTATGCTTAACCCAAGCCAATGTAATCTTACGCACGATTTTATCGATAATAAGGCCCTAACCAGGCAGTATCATACACTCTTTGATTGGAAAAAAAGGAATGCAAACCAGTTTTTTTCCTTTTTTGGCCCAAAATTTAAAGAGTTTATGATTGAGAAGGTAAAATCAAGCACAGAGTTGACCAAGTCTATCTCTGATTTTATGGAAATCGGAGAGCTAAGAAATAAATTAGCACATAATAATTATGCTACTTTTGTATTAGAAAGCACAGCTGAAGAGATTTATAATAAATTTTTAAATGCACATTCATTTGTCTCTCAACTAGATACGTTCAGTACACAGTTTAGAGAGCAAATTGGTGAACAGTAATAGTTTATCTCCAGCAAAAAAATAACTTGCAAATAATAAAAGCGGTCGCGTGACCGCTTTTTTCTATTTATCATTGCTATTTTCCTTTATTATTTCAGCAATTGACATAACTAAGGCGTCTGCTTTATTTCTAGTCCTATCAAACATATCTCTAATTACATCAATATAATAATGTTCCTCAAAAATATTTACGTCTGACAAAAGTATTGCACAACTCTTGCCCAAAATGTCAGCCAGTTGATCTTTGTTGACTTCCATTGTTCATTCCACGGACAAAAACAGAGAAAGGAAACGACAGAGGCCAAAATGCCCGTTTTCAGCGCCTGTCATTTCCTTTCTTTTCAGGGGGTATTTTAAATAAAAACATAAAGTTACGGCGAAGAAGAACGGAAATGCCTTAAACCGGAAAATTTCCATAAATAGAGAAAAACTGCGCGCCTGACGCCCCGTAGCCTGTCAGATCGCCGGAAAGGACCCGCCAGCCAGAGCGGGCCCTAATTTCATCAACCAATCAGCTTATAGCGACCATCCCGTGCATTGCGGCGTACACGCTCAATCTTGAGGCATAGCGCCGCATCTGGCTTTTTTGGGACAGGTACGCGGCAATATTCAGAAGCGCGAGGAATATTATTTATCCAGTCGATCACTTCACTTAAATACCAGGCCTTACGCCCTTCCGTAACCTGCACACGCTCCGGGAACTCTCCACTAGCCTCAAGGTTTAGCAGTGTACGCCGACTCAGGGTTGTAATTTCCATCACCTGATTCATATCAACAAGGCGCTCGCTTAAACACATTTTGTCAGCGATAGCTTTTAATTCCTCTACAGCTGGATTCGGGTACATCATTTCGGCAATTGGCTTAAGGTCATTGTAATCATTCTGCATTGTATCCCCCTTTACACACGAGCCAGCGGCTGAACAGAAATACCTGAGCCAACAAACGCGGCAACCTTTGCCGACAGTTCTTTTACAGACTCAGGCCAGTTCAGAGCATCAACATTTAAAACACCTGTCTTATAAACCTGTGCCTGTGTTTTTTTCGCTGTGTCGATTTGTACAGCGGAAACATAAACCGCTTTACCTACGCTCGAACCATCCCATACCACCAGTGCACCTGTTGCATCTTCCTGCATCAGTGGCGTAAATGCAGGAATTACCCCTTTATTAGCTGAAAATATCCCCAGCGTAGTCACCAGTGCTTCAGTGCCAGCCATGAGTTCAGTGTAATGAGTAGCCATTGCTCCCCCTTAGCCAATGCGAACGGTAACAAAACGATTGATGCGGGCCGGTATTGGCTGTGGTGCTGAATGTGTCTGCACATATTCAATAGCCGGATCACCAGGCACAATATAGTTTTTCGGTGCAAGTTCGGCTTTAGTCAGCCCCATTCGGATTAGCTCCGGATCCTGAATACCGCCATAGGCGACAATCCCCTGAAGAGCCGTATTGCCAAGCACCATCAAATCAGGATCAAGGAAATGTTTTTCTGTTCCGTCCTCGTCGGTATAACGCCCGCTGTAAACAACAATCGCAACATCGCCCATATACCCTTTAAAACTCACCGAATCACCAAGGTCTTTAAGGGCCGTTTCCAGTTCGGAATTAGAACCACGACGGGTATCCAAAGCCTCTTTTATCGCTCTGAATGAACGGTATTTCTTCCATACATTACCACCCATAATGATGATATTAGTGACGCCCTCACTAAATTCTGCGTAGCTCTCAATATCATCATTTGGATCAAAAGTTTCTTTATCCTTACCTGACCACTCAGTACCGCCAGACTGAGTGATGATATTTTGTGGTTTTATATTCCAGTCCAGCTCATAACGTTCAATACCATCGCCCTCAATGATATTTTTCCCCGTTGTGATTGCCTGAACAGCAAGCCATTCAATACGTGCACGAATAGCTTTAGCCTGATTTACAATCGCCTGTTTAACTTTAATATTACGCGCCCCAAAAGCATTGTATTGCTCAGGTGACACACCAGCAGGGCGCACAGCTAACTTATTTGGATCAATGCTGCTTTTCGGCTTCATATAACCTGGACGAATTGTTTTTGATTCGTATCCCTCATCTCGTGAAACTTTACTGCCCACCATAGGAGAGCAAAACGCCGCGATCGGGATATTTGGATCGTCGATCGTATCAAGAATAATGTCTCTCGATTCAAACATTACCGAGCGAGTGAAAAACAAACTGGTAAACAACGCATTTAATTTTTTTTGCACATCTTCAGCATTAGCCACCTGCACAAGCTGTGTAGGCGAATATAAATCAACCATACTCATCCTCTTTACATTCATTACAAATAATTGTGAATATATTCTATTACCGATGTCTGCTATGCGAATACATGCAACCAAGTGCAATGTTGTATAAAATATGCCGTAACAACTTCAGTGCTGATAATTCGTGTTAATGTATTTACTTCCTTTGGTCGGGATTTATGTAGCATGCCGGAAAATCTATTTTTTTCCGGCATCTTTTTGTTTGCAGAATTTAAAACGGTATATTATCGCCGTACGGATCATCATTCCCCGACTGTTGTTTTGCCCTGTTCAGTGCGTCAGTGGCCTGCCCCTGCTGGCCTTTTTTGCCGCCCGGTCGCGCCGTTCGCGCACTGATTACGCTGTCTGCGATAACCTGCCAGCCCCGCCGCGTTTCGCCGTTCTGGCCTGTCCACTGGCTTACCTGCATGTTACCCGCCACGCTCACCAGTTCGCCTTTGTGGTGTTTTGCCAGTGCGTCGGCCTGTCTGCCAAACGCCAGGACGGATAACCACATCGTCGCCGTTCCGTCATCTGCCTGGCTGCACGGCAGGGGAACCGCCATACTCGCCATCGCCATTTGTGTCCCTTTGCTGGTGGTCTTTAACTGCGGGTCAGCCACCAGCCGCCCGTAAGCCGCTATCTGTGCTGTCATGCTGTCTGCTCTCCGGTTTTAACATTGATGGTTGTCACCTGTTCCGCTTCGGCAATCTCCCGTTCTGTCAGCGTGGCAAAGTTTGCCGCTGCTGTGGTCATGAATGCGCTTATCAGGTCGGGATGTTCCTTCGCGTATCCTGCCCGTGTGTGGTGGTCTATCGCTTTGATTGCCACCTTTAAGGAAAGCTCTGTCATGTCTAACGCTTTATATTTTGCCTGTGTTCTGTCTCTGCGAATTTTGGTCATTTGTCGCCCCTGATTCATGTTTTCGGCTGGCATGTTTGTTAAGTGATTTTTATGTATGCGCATTTATTTTCACCCCCCCCTCGTTTAAAAAGTTTTTAGTTGTGCCTCCCCCCCTCTACCCATCTACCCGAATGCTCATCATGTCAGTAATGGCGCGGCTTTCAGCGGTAGATAGCTTTTTTGACTCCTCTACCTGCCGTCTACCCTGCTACCTGAAACTGATAAAATCAGGTAGAAGAGGTAGAGAGCTTTTATTAGCCTTCTACCTAGCCCTATATCCACTTATCATGTTGAATAATATGCGTTTATTTCTTTCAGGTAGATGGGGTAGATGGCTTTTACAAAAAATTATAAAAACGCGTCGCAATCGTCTGTTGTAATTGCGTTGGTCTGCGTTACTCCCTTAACTTTTCGCGTAATATATTCATGCCCGTAAACTTTCGCCGCTGGCTTCATGGCCTTGCTGAACTCAGCCACGTTTAGCGGTTTGCTCCTGCCCGCGTATGCCATAAACGCCAGATAGACGCGGTAAAGGCTGTTCCTGGTCGTGTACTTCACTGAATCACCACCGCCACCCATCATCAGGCCGCGCGCTTCCTCCAGAAAATTCAGGAACTGGCAAAACTCAATAACCGGATCCGTCTGTTGCTTTATTGCCAGTGCTTCATCACCGTCACGCTGTTCCAGTAGTAAAGCCCGTGCCTTCTCAGGTCGGTAAAGTTCGCCAGCAATCGGCGGATAATAACGGGGATTTCAGCCGCAATCTTTTCCGGTAGCTCCCTGTCTTTTTCGGCCTCACTGACGATATTGTCGAAACGGAAAATCACGCGACGACGTGCCACACCTCCGGCCCGTTCGGTGAATATCATCGGGTTGTTGTTGGTCGCCAGCACCACCGCCCTGATTACCGCCGTGAAACGCTTTTCATATTTCGGGTTAATTTCCACGGGGTCGCCGCCTGTGATTTTCTTGATGCCCGTTCCTTCGCCTGTATATTTCGGCTGGTCAGCCAGGACGATAAGACGACTCCCGACAACCTGCGCACGTCCACCAGCATCATCAAGCGATGTCATTTCAGCGCTTACCGTGTTCTGTTTCCCTGCCAGAAGGCTGGCTATGTGTGTGAATGTACTTTTACCGCTCCCGCCGTCTCCGGTGGCCTCAATAAACATCTGCCAGTCGTACCGGTTCGCCATAATCATGTACAGCGCGGCACATATACGCATCATCTTGCGCGGGTCTTTTCCGGCTGCGTGCTCAAGCCATTTATGAAAGTTTGGCGCGTTATCGCGGATGTTCTCCCCTGGTGCTGGTGGCGTGTACTCAATGCCGTTGTGCGTGGTGATCCAGTTCTCCGGCGTGTGCGGGGAAAATTCCCCCGTTTTCAGGTCAAGCGCACCATTGGCGAACGGCAGCAAATCGCCAGACGGCTCGCCCATTGGTTCGGCAATAACTTTTAACGCTTCCACGGCGTTATTGATTACGCGCTTGCTGAAAGTGGCCCTGTGCTCTGAATAGATCGCCACCATTTCGCGGCTAAGTTCCATTGTGCTGACCGGACACCATACCCCGCCGCGCCATACGTGAACGATTTCACTTTCAGGATGTACGCAAACGCCATCAAAGCGATCGGCAAGCAACTGCGCGCGCTCACTGTCCGCCATCTGCGAAAGTTGCGCCTTTTGCTTTACCGGAAGCTCAATGACCAGACCATCAGAAAGATTCTGGCGTTCACGGGCCAGATATTCGCGCCAGTTCTGCACCTCCTGGCCGTGCATACCCTCAGGATAAAAATTTGCATCCTGTACGCCTGCTGCCGCCAGCTTCTGACCAATCGCCTTTATCATTACAGGCGCAAGATATCCGGCCCTGTATATGCGTGCTGATTTTCGGCCTTCCGGCACAATTTGCAGATTATCCAGTTCGGATAGCTGCTGCTCCCCAAGCCACACAGGAGGCTCATTATCTCCGGCCATACGCGCATCATGTTCCTGCCATTGTTTCGCGTGTGCCCAGGCATCACTACCCGCAAAAATAATGACTTCTGTTCCTTTGTGTTTTATGCCGCGTGACTGCTGTTTTACGTTCGGTGCCAGTTTCATTTTTTACCTCTGAATCCGTTAATCATGGTTTTCATTTTCTGGATATTTCCCCACGCTTTTTCCCTGCTGATGGGCTTACTGCGGGGTGCGGCATATACCAGGGAAAAATCACGCCGGAACTGATAAACAGGCATCACGCAGTCATAGCTATACCCCTCACGGCGGTAAGTGATGCGCCGTTCTGCCACGCCTTTAATCGTTACCGTGCCGCCGTATTTATCGCGGTAAATATCGCCGTTCATAAATTCAGGTCGAGCGGGGCCGCTGGCAATAAAGCCAGAATTTTTCATTTCCATATTATTTATTCCTCGACTTAACTCGACTTATTTGATAGCAGGGCACTATTTATTGCGTCATTGAGTTTTTCTGCTGATTCATCAATAAGTGACAACAGGCCATAAGCAATATTTGCATCTTCATTGTCATTTATGCAATCAAGCCACATATTTAATATTGCTTTTGCTGAATTATTTAAAGTTAATGAACTTTCTGCACATGCTAACAATTTAAAAAAGACTTCCCGTTCTGTATTCATTTAATCTCCCACCAGCTTACTTTCTTCCTCAATCAAAAAACTAGCGACACTTCCCGAAAGACGCGCCAGTAGGCTCGCCAGTGCGGATATATCAGCATCTGTAATTTTGTTCGGGTATACCTCAAGAAGGCGGCAAATAATTTCTGTCTGGTGCGCACGTTCAGCGGCTTCGTGTAATGTAATTTCCTGCATTAATTACACCCCTTTTAATTCATGTACTGCTGCAATAATTACATGTGATAAACCTGCTTTACCGGAATTACTGATTACTGAATCAATCGCCGCTTGCATATTAACGGCCTTCACGTTCTGCGTTATTCCGATGGTGTAGCCGCGTTTATTAACTGCACGGGCAAATACGCGGAAGGTTTTAAGCATGACTCACTCCCTGGCGGATTTTTGCAGCGAATACAGCAACACAACCGGACGGGCAACGGCTACGCGCTTCGCGTTCCGTCCAGGCGGTTACGTGGATGATTTGAGATTCTCCGGCACTCAGTGCCAGAAAACGCCACACAAAGGCCGTTTGTGTGTGTACAAGGTGTGGTATATGATTTACAGCAACCATAACGGCTCCTAGTTTACGTTGTTGGTTAGACGCCCCGTATGTGTTCCCAGCACTGCGGGGCGTTGCTCTTTGTATTTCAACAATCCTTTCGGTGTGTTTCATGTTATGAGCGCATGAAACACACGTCAAGGCTTTTTGTATTTCTTTTTTTGTGTATACTGAAACACACCGATGATTAGGAGTTTCAGAAATGGCAACGGCTAACAAAAACGCAAAATCACAACTGACAACTGTCAGAGTCCCACTAGATGTTATGCAAGGGATGGAATCCGTTAAGCTGGACGGTGAAAGCAATGCCGGATTTATCGTAACCGCCATGCGCGGAGAAATAGCCCGCCGCCAAGCAGAAGGCAGCGGAGAAAATCCCCTTGTGTCGTCACTGGATGCCCTGGCTAAGGTCGAACAAATCGGCATCAAAGCAGCCGAGGAGATCGGGCAACTCGTCACCGTCGCGCGTGAAGAACTCCAGCGACGCAAGGTCAAAGAGCATGAATAGCCAATATCAGCGCCATAGTTTGAGGAACACAGGCGCATTGCTTTACAGGACAGCACCATGAGCGACACAGAATCAACCAAAACACCATCACCAACTCGTAAGAGACGACGCAAAAATATAGCGCATGAACATGAATCAGAAAGATTCGCACCTTGTTCGTTTGCTCTTGAGAAATTCCTTAAAGAGCACAGGAAAAAGCTCTCGTTGCAAACCTTGGAACGAACCAAATCTGACTGATCACATTGCCCACCAGCCGCAAATGTGGCATTGTTGGTGATGCTTTTGTTTTCCCTTGTTCCCACTGGCGACCCTTTTGCGGTAGCCTTTGTTTTGTCACTGAATGCGGTTACCAAAGTAAAACTCAGGCTGATATTCACGTATCAGCGTTTTTTCTTCTTCCTCCAGCTCACGCTTTTTGCGCTTACATGCCTGTAGCTCCCTCCCCTTCTCGCTGGCACTTATTTGATATTGCTCTTTACGGCGGGAAAAATCCTGTAATGCACCCCACGGGATACCATAAGCCCCCGTTTTTCTGATACCTGGTATCACATTTCTGAATACCCAGTTACTGAAACGATGAGCAAATGTGCCAGGCGTCGTTGCTTTGCGGCTGCGGGCTATTAGTTTGTAGAAACCTGACTCAGAGATAATTCTCATATTCTGATTTCCTCCTGGGGTGTAAGTTAAATTTACTCCCTTTTCATCATCATCAAGCATCTGCAACGCCGTACGCGAATTGGTTAGTTCCAGCGCAGCACAAACATCTTTTGCAACAAACCACGGATCGCCGTTCAGATACACCACGCGAACGTTCACACTATCAAAGCGCAGAACGACCAGATCACGAATATCACAGAATTTTTTCACTGGACGAGCGTACCCCTTGCCCGTCACGGCAATATTTTTATTCATCGCGTTTTACCCTATAGACAAAAACCCCTCGTGATGAGGGCGTTATTTACTGGTTATTGCTGTTTTGTTTTTCCAGGTTTCCATCCAGGATGCCACTCACCACGGATCCATGCCTGAACCTCTGAAAGTCGATACCCTGCCGCACGTTCACCGATCTTGATACGTCGCGGGAATTTACCTGCCTGCTCCATTTTCCAGCGTGTTGAGTTTGCCAGCGTGGTAAGTGCTATGCACTCTTTTTCACGAATGAACCGATCAATGTCCTTCATTGTGCGCAAATCGTTTTCATCAACAAGAGAATAAATTGCCATATCACACCACCTCTTTATTAAGCTCGATAACGTTGTTGTTAAATCCTGCTATCGTATTAAGGTAATTAACCCACATATTAAGCACCTCAAGTTTTTTCTTTATATGCCTGCTTTTATTGTAAACACCAGCAACCCCTTTCACTTTATGACCTAAAAGAAGTTCGACAATATAAGGATCCGCCCCCATATCATTAAGCGCAGTGGAAAATGTGCGCCTGAAATCATGTATGCACCACAAGCCATTAGTATCATGACCAAGACGCCTGCATATTCTGTTTGCAGCCCCTGTTATTGTCGCCCTTTGCAAAGCACAACCGACAACATAACCGCGATTTTTTGTTTCTGCGTAAAGATTAACGATCCATTGTTTTATACCGTCAGGAACAGGCCTTACTATGGCCTCCTTGTTTTTGCTGTGCTCTTTTGGGACTGTCCATACCCAGTTTTTTAAATCCCATTCGTCCCAGGTGGATAGCCTCACCTCCTGCTGTCGGCAACCAAACACCAGGCAGATAACCATTATTCTTCGGTTATATATTGATGACAGAGTTAGCAAATTATTACCGTAAGCATAAGACCATACATCAGCGGTTTCATTGATATTAAGAACGCGATCCCTTATACCGGATGAGCGCCCGACATAACTTACGTTAATATCTCCAAAGGGATCGCACGCGATGTATTGCCTGACGCGACAAAAACGCAACGCCTGTTTGATATCAAGAAAAATTGCACCAGACATAACAGGCGCATTTTTTTTGATCCTGTCAAAGACGGTAAGCCATGTGTGTAATTTGCACTGTTCTATAGCCATATCACCGATATAGGGGAAGATATGCTTTTCAAATCGTTTTATTAAATATTCATGCTCTTTTCTGGCTGTTGTGGCGTGATTATCGTACCAGTAAAACAGCGCATCCCTTACGGTCACTGGTTGCATGGTTTTTTCGGCAGCAAGTTTTATTTGCCTGCGTGGGTCCAGATTTTCAGCCAGCCATTCACGGCACTGATCACGCATGCGCCTGGCTGTTGCAAGAGACATATCAGGATAGCGCCCAAGTGTAAGCCATACCGGAGGGGATTCCCTGCCACCAAGACGATAGTAAAAAACAAAGCTGATCCCCCCAACCATGCTTACACGCACAGACAACCCGCGCCCATCCGCTATTGTTTTTTGTTTGTCCTGCCGTTTTCCGACAAGACTCTTTAACAGTTTGTCACTGAGTTTGTTTTCAATAGCCATTAAAAGCCCTCAAGAGATTTGCAATACACACCCATCCCGATCGCCAATTTGCAATACACATTGCAATACACAAAACCGCGAAAAACTGGAAGAGTGATGAACGGTCATCAAAAGCATGGAAAACGACATTCCAGACGCAGCAAGGGTTTCAGTGGAGTTGGCGAACGATGCGGGCAACTACGGTGAGATGATAGACATAAATCGCCTTCACAATGGCGCTCTGCAGCTGCGTGTTCTGCAGCGTGTCGAGCATCTTCATCTGCTCCATTACGCTGTAAAACACATTTGCACCGCGGGTCTGCCCGTCCTCCACGGGTTCAAAAACGTGAATGAACGAGGCGCGCCCGCCGGGTAATTCACGGGGTATCCATGTCCATTTCTGCGGCATCCAGCCAGGATACCCGTCCTCGCTGACGTAATATCCCAGCGCCGCACCGCTGTCATTAATCTGCACACCGGCACGGCAGTTCCGGCTGTCGCCGGTATTGTTCGGGTTGCTGATGCGCTTCGGGCTGACCATCCGGAACTGTGTCCGGAAAAGCCGCGACGGACTGGTATCCCAGGTGGCCTGAACGAACAGTTCACCGTTAAAGGCGTGCATGGCCACACCTTCCCGAATCATCATGGTAAACGTGCGTTTTCGCTCAACGTCAATGCAGCAGCAGTCATCCTCGGCAAACTCTTTCCATGCCGCTTCAACCTCGCGGGAAAAGGCACGGGCTTCTTCCTCCCCGATGCCCAGATAGCGCCAGCTTGGGCGATGACTGAGCCGGAAAAAAGACCCGACGATATGATCCTGATGCAACTGGATGGCGTTGGCGGCATAGCCGTTATTGCGTACCAGATCGTCTGCGCGGGCATTGCCACGGGTAAAGTTGGGCAACAGGGCTGCATCCACACTTTCACTCGGTGGGTTCCACGACCGCAACTGCCCTCCAAATCCGCTGCCACCGCCGTGATAACCGGCATATTCGCGCAGCGATGTCATGCCGTCCGGCCCCAGAAGGGTGGGAATGGTGGGCGTTTTCATACATAAAATCCTGCAGGTCCCCTGCGTCGCTGTGTCATGCCGGTCTGCACTTCCAGCTCTGCAATATATTTTTTCAGGTCAGACACGGAAGTGGCCGTAAACTCCACCCTTCGTCCGTCTTTCTGTACTGTTGCCACCCGTTTACCTGTCATCAGGTCATGCAGTGCCGCACGGGCAGCGGCAAGTTCTTCCTGTCGCGTCATTCATCCTCTCCGGATAAGGCACGGGCGTAATCTGCCAGTGTTTTCTTGTTGGTTGCTGCACCATCCTCTTCCTGCAGGCTCGCCAGCAGCGCACTGAGATCCAGCTGCCAGCGGGAAATACTGATGCGCAGCGCCGCCAGCGCATAAACGAAGCAGTCGAGTGCCTCATTGCGTCGCTTTTTGCTGTCCCACAGTATTTTTTTCCTGCCATCCACCCATTTTTCGACCTGCTCTTCAGCAGTCAGCTGCTGCGCTTCGGTCAGATCAAAAATATCCGGGTTATTCGGGAAGTGAACGGCACCGGGAAGCGGTTCATCCCCTTCCGGCGTCAGTGTGAAGCGGTTATAAATCTGCTCTTTCGCGGTATCCGTACCGATTTCGGTAAGGTAAACCCCGTTTTTGTTTCGCTTACGTGGCATGCTGGCCACCGGCTTTCCGTAGACGGATGCACCTTTAATGGGGATCACCCGGAACAGCCCATGTTTTTTCGAGCGTTCATACACAATGGTCGGGTCAATCCCGCCAGTATCCCAGCAGATACGGGATATCGACATTTCTGCACCATTCCGGCGGGTATAGGTTTTATTGATGGCCTCATCCACACGCAGCAGCGTCTGTTCATCGTCGTGGCGGCCCATAATAATCTGCCGGTCAATCAGCCAGCTTTCCTCACCCGGCCCCCATCCCCATACGCGCATTTCGTAGCGGTCCAGCTGGGAGTCGATACCGGCGGTCAGGTAAGCCACACGGTCAGGAACGGGCGCTGAATAATGCTCTTTCCGCTCTGCCATCACTTCAGCATCCGGACGTTCGCCAATTTTCGCCTCCCACGTCTCACCGAGCGTGGTGTTTACGAAGGTTTTACGTTTTCCCGTATCCCCTTTCGTTTTCATCCAGTCTTTGACAATCTGCACCCAGGTGGTGAACGGGCTGTACGCTGTCCAGATGTGAAAGGTCACACTGTCAGGTGGCTCAATCTCTTCACCGGATGACGAAAACCAGAGAATGCCATCACGGGTCCAGATCCCGGTCTTTTCGCAGATATAACGGGCATCAGTAAAGTCCAGCTCCTGCTGGCGGATGACGCAGGCATTATGCTCGCAGAGATAAAACACGTTGGAAGGGTCATCCGGCGTCCATTTGAGGCCAAACGGCGTCTCTTTGTCGCCAAATTTAAGATACTGCTCCTCCCCGCAATGCGGCAGGCAACATGAAAACGCATAAAATGCGGGGATTCACTGGCTGCACGCTCAATCTGACAGGTGCCTCTCACTTTTGGCGTGGAGCCACGGATGGACTTTGGCCAGACCGAGCCTTCAATACGCTTATCGCCCAGGAACGTCGGAGAGCCTTCCTGTTCAATATCCTCATCAAAGGCAGCAAGTTCATCATAACCCGCCACATCCACTGACTTTTCACGGTAGTTTTTTGCCGCTTTACCGCCCAGGCACCAGAAGCCACGACCATTGGTGAAACGCTTCATGGTGAGCGTGTTATCCCGGTGCTTTTTGCCATACCACGGGGCCAGCGCCAGCAGCGAAGGAATATCACGGATGGTCGGCTCAACGTGAGTTTTCATAAAGTTCTCGGCATCACCATCCGTCGGCAACCAGATAAGGGTGTTGCGCTGCTTATGCTCTATGAAGTAGGCATAAACACCCAGCAGCATTTTGGAATAACCAACACGGGCAGACTTCACCACATTCACCTCGCGGATGTAGTCGCTGCCCATCGCATTCATGATGGCCCGCTGAAAGGGCAGTGTTTCCCAGCGCCCTTCCTGGTATGCGGATTCTTTCGGGAGATAGTAATTGGCATCCGCCCATTCAACGGCGGTCTGTGGCTCCGGCCTGAACAGTGAGCGAAGCCCGGCGCGGACAAAATGCCGCAGCCTGTTAACCTGACTGTTCGATATATTCACTCAGCAACCCCGGTATCAGTTCATCCAGCGCGGCTGCTTTGTTCATGGCTTTGATGATATCCCGTTTCAGGAAATCAACATGTCGGTTTTCCAGTTCCGGAAAACGCCGCTGCACCGACAGGGGGATCCCGTCGAGAATACTGGCAATTTCACCTGCGATCCGCGACAGCACGAAAGTACAGAATGCGGTTTCCACCACTTCAGCGGAGTCTCTGGCATTTTTCAGCTCCTGTGCGTCGGCCTGCGCACGCGTAAGTCGATGGCGTTCGTACTCAATAGTCCCTGGCTGGAGATCTGTCTCGCTGGCCTGCCGCAGTTCTTCAACTTCCCGGCGCATCTTTTCGTTCTCAATTTCAGCATCCCTTTCGGCATACCATTTTATGACGGCGGCAGAATCATAAAGCACCTCATTACCCTTGCCACCGCCTCGCAGAACGGGCATTCCCTGTTCCTGCCAGTTCTGAATGGTACGGATACTCGCACCGAAAATGTCAGCCAGCTGCTTTTTGTTGACTTCCATTGTTCATTCCACGGACAAAAACAGAGAAAGGAAACGACAAAGGCCAAAAAGCCCGTTTTCAGCACCTGTCGTTTCCTTTCTTTTCAGGGGTATTTTAAATAAAAACATTAAGTTACGACGAAGAAGAACGGAAACACCTTAAACCGGAAAATTTTCATAAATAGCGAAAACCCGCGAGGTCGCCGCCCCGTAACCTGTCGGATCGCCGGAAAGGACCCGCAAAATGATAATAATTATCATCTACATGTCACAACGTGCATCTACGCCATCAAACCACGTCAAATAATCAATTATGACGCAGGTATCGTATTAATTGATCTGCATCAACTTAACGTAAAAACAACTTCAGACAATACAAATCAGCGACACTGAATACGGGGCAACCTCATGTCAACTAAGAACAGAACCCGCAGAACAACAACCCGCAACATCCGCTTTCCTAACCAAATGATTGAACAAATTAACATCGCTCTTGAGCAAAAAGGGTCTGGGAATTTCTCAGCCTGGGTCATTGAAGCCTGCCGTCGGAGACTAACGTCAGAAAAGAGAGCATATACATCAATCCAAAGTGATGATGAATAAACATCCCGGTTTCTTCCACCATCGCACCGGAAAAGCGACTATGAGGGTAACCCTGCGTCTGTCAGCACAGTAAAACCCGGTGTGCATCGTTTTTGATTATTCCCGCACACTCACGCAGAAGGAATTCCCCGTCGGGCTACGGTCATGGTTAATGCGGGAATACGGCGACGATACAGCGCAGCTAAAAGGGTAATGGACAGAAAGAGCGGTTTATTTCATTCCACAGGATTCTGAGTGCCCCCCTCCTCCAATAGGCTGAGCATCCACCTATATAGTTTTAATTTTCATCAATCCATTTAACTATCGTTTAATTGTTGTCACATAGGATTCTGCCGTTTTTAACAATGCAGGATAATAAGATGAAAAAAATGTTGTTTTCTGCCGCTCTGGCAATGCTTATTACAGGATGTGCTCAACAGACGTTTACTGTTGGAAACAAACCGACAGCAGTAACACCAAAGGAAACCATCACCCATCACTTCTTCGTTTCGGGAATTGGACAGGAGAAAACTATTGATGCAGCCAAAATTTGTGGCGGCGCAGAAAATGTTGTTAAAACAGAAACCCAGCAAACATTCGTAAATGGATTGCTCGGTTTTATTACTTTAGGCATTTATACTCCGCTGGAAGCGCGTGTGTATTGCTCACAATAATTGCATGAGTTGCCCATCGATATGGGCAGCTCTATCTGCACTGCTCATTAATATACTTCTGGGTTCCTTCCAGTTGTTTTTGCATAGTGATCAGCCTCTCTCTGAGGGTGAAATAATCCCGTTCAGCGGTGTCTGCCAGTCGGGGGGAGGCTGCATTATCCACGCCGGAGGCGGTGGTGGCTTCACGCACTGACTGACAGACTGCTTTGATGTGCAACCGACGACGACCAGCGGCAACATCATCACGCAGAGCATCATTTTCAGCTTTCGCATTAGCTAACTCCTTCGTGTATTTTTCATCCAGTGCAGCAACATCACGCTGGCGCATCTGCATGTCAGTAATTGCCGCGTTCGCCAGCTTCAGTTCTCTGGCATTTTTGTCGCGCTGGGCTTTGTAGGTAATGGCGTTATCACGGTAATGATTAACAGCCCATGACAGGCAGACGATGATGCAGATAACCAGAGCGGAGATAATCGCGGTTACTCTGTTCATTGCTGACCCCACAAACAGATTTCACGCTCAATCTCACGACGAGTCATGAGACCTTTCCATTGCTTACCGCCAGCATATGTCCAGCGACGTAGCTGATCACATGCGCCTTTGATATCGCCCTGGTTTATTTTGCGAAGAAGCGTCGATGTTCTGAAATTGCCAGCACCCACATTGTAAACGAATGAGTAAAGAGCGCCGCGCGTTGTTTCCGGTATATCGACTTCGATGTACGGGTTAATTTGTCTGGCGACAGTGGCAAGGTCTTTATTCAAGAGTGCTTTGCATTCTGCTTTGGTATACGTTTTACCGAGCATGATGTCTTTTCCTGTATGCCCGTGACATACAGTCCATACACCAACAATATCTTTGTATGGTATGTAGCTGACACCTTCCAGACCATCGTTACCACTTGGGCCAGTGATTAACACTGATGCTATAGCAATTGCTCCGCCACCAATAGCAGCAGCAACGGCTTTTCGTAATGATGGAGGCATTATTCACCTCTCGCAGCCTTGCGCTTATCTTCTTTAATCTTGAAATAAAGGTTTGTCAGGTACGTCAGCAGGCCAAATACCAGGCTACCCAGCACACCTATTGCTGCCCACTGTGAGGGCGTGACTTTATCGAGCAGCTGTAAAAACCAGTAACCGGCACTACCTGCTGAGGTGCCATAGGCGACACCCGTTGTTAACTTATCCATGGATTTCATAACCCCACCTCGCAGACAAAGCGGGTGTAAATTGAGGGAATACTACGAAACGTAACAGACTCGGAGTCAGTGAATAACTCAGGTATTGGGTTATCAGCTAATATCGAGACTCAAAAAATGGAAAAACCCGCTCGACGGCGGGTTTAAGCTGTGTGACGAAGTAACCACTCTTAACAGCATAACCAATTTTTTACGTACGTAAACCACAAAATGATATTTGCGAGAATGCTACCGAGTATTGAAAACACCACTACAAATACATAAGCAAATCTCAACAAATAACCAACAAATAATTTCCAGTGTTATTTTTAGCCGATTTAAATTGAACCTTCAAATTACAGAGCACTTATAAATAACAGCCGTTAATATAAATTGGCTAATAGATTTATTTTTATTCAGCCAAGAGCCATGAATAGGATTCGATAGAAAAAAGTTCAGATAAAAATAGAGATCTACTTCACAAATCAAACGAGAAACCAAAACTTACATCTTGAAATAATCACATTGATTAGATGAATATTTATCGCGCAGTGACATCATTTTTTAATAATAGTTCAAAAAAAAGGGCTCACGATGAAAAAATTAACAGTGGCAATTTCTGCTGTAGCTGCATCAGTACTGATGGCGATGTCTGCTCAGGCAGCTGAAATTTATAATAAAGACAGTAACAAGCTGGATCTATATGGGAAAGTTAATGCCAAGCACTACTTCTCCTCTAATGATGCAGATGATGGTGATACTACTTATGCCCGTCTTGGCTTCAAAGGTGAAACCCAAATCAACGATCAACTGACTGGTTTCGGTCAGTGGGAATATGAATTCAAAGGCAACCGCGCTGAATCTCAAGGCTCCTCCAAAGACAAAACCCGTCTTGCATTTGCAGGCCTGAAATTCGGGGACTACGGCTCAATCGATTACGGCCGTAACTACGGTGTAGCATATGACATCGGTGCGTGGACTGACGTTCTGCCAGAATTCGGTGGCGATACCTGGACCCAAACAGATGTGTTCATGACTGGTCGCACCACTGGTGTTGCAACTTATCGTAACAACGACTTCTTTGGTCTGGTTGATGGTCTGAACTTTGCTGCTCAGTATCAGGGTAAAAATGACCGCACTGACGTAACTGAAGCTAATGGTGATGGTTTCGGTTTCTCCACTACTTATGAGTATGAAGGATTCGGTGTAGGTGCAACCTATGCTAAATCTGACCGCACTAATAATCAGGTTATCTACGGTAACAACAGCCTGAATGCATCTGGTCAAAATGCTGAAGTATGGGCAGCTGGTCTGAAATATGATGCGAACAACATCTATCTGGCTACCACCTATTCTGAAACCCAGAACATGACTGTTTTTGGTAATAACCATATTGCCAACAAAGCACAAAACTTCGAAGTAGTTGCACAATATCAGTTCGACTTCGGTCTGCGTCCGTCCGTTGCTTACCTGCAATCTAAAGGAAAAGACTTGGGTGCGTGGGGTGATCAGGACCTGGTTGAATATATTGATGTAGGTGCAACCTATTACTTCAACAAAAATATGTCCACTTTTGTTGATTACAAAATCAACCTGATTGATAAGAGCGATTTCACGAAAGCATCTGGCGTTGCTACCGATGATATCGTTGCTGTAGGTATGGTTTACCAGTTCTAATTTGATTACTAAAAGATATGTTGCGGGAGGCTTTGCCTCCCCAACATATAAGTGGCTCCCTCAAGCCACTTCCTTTAGGAGCACAACCTTGCTTCTAACTATATAACCTTCTGTTATATATTACCCTTTATTTTTGGGGGCGTTGCAACGCCCCATTTTTAATAATTTTTAGTAAACAATTGGCATATTAATTAGAGTTATTAACAACGATATCCATCTCTAACCGGATATCTAATGCCATTAACATCCCTTCAATTATGCCCTCAGCCTTCTGTAACCTTTTCCCGATATAACCATCAGAGCAGCAATGCTTACCTGCCAGTGACATGAATGTCATACCGACTACATAATAATCTACTAATAAATCGTGCAAATCGCTGTTGTTCTTTTTCAGACGGGCCATGCACCCGCAAATAATCATCGCGTCATCGTCACAACATTGCGGGCGAGATTTTACTTTTGAAGTAATTAATCCCTTAAAACCGGCGGCAATGGACGACCAGGTCACATCTTCATGATTATTAGCCGCCCACGCTCCCCAACGCTCAAGAACCATCTGAATATCACGCATCAACTTACTCCACAAAAATCAGACCAGAACGCCAATTACAAGCAAAAATCAACAAAACAGTATTAGTTGATTGTTATCTCTGACTTCATACTCCTGCTCCTGTCAGGGTTTTGGCGTAATTCTTCAGTATTCGGTAATCGGTCAAAACAGAACCGGGGAAACGATATAAGCGCAGATGCCCCCAGCGGTGGCGAAGAAGTTCTGCCATATAAAACTCAAACATCATTCATTCCCCATTTCGGTGATGGTCAGTTCCAGCTTTCCACCTTTGACAACCGGCATCTTCACAATGCGGTAATCAACGACCTGAGCATCATCCAGCCAGAAACCTGCTTTGGTGAGTGCGTCAAAAGAGGCTTTTTGTAGATTATCCAGGTCACGGCGACGGCGATCCGGCATGTGGCACTCAATGCGGATTTTCACAGGTATAGCCAGACCGATATCCAGCATTGAGCCTTTAATGATTCGGGCGACGTTATCGCGGTATGCCTGCCCTTCTGCGCTGATGTGCGTGCGCCCTCGATTATGGCGGTAGTAGCGGTTATTGCTCGGCGGCCAGGGTAGTGTGATGTGGTAAGTATTCACGCCTTAATTACCCCCTCTTTCAGCCAGATAACCTGCGTTCTCGCCATACCTTCCAGCGCGCATTCTTTTGCATATCCAGCGTCAACAAAATGCGTGCGGCGGTCGATTTCGTCGTGGCAGGCAGAACATGCAATGGTGGCAATCAGGTCTGGCGGTTTCGTACCGGTGCCGCACAATCCAGTCAGCCGGATATGTGCCAGTACAGACGTTTCAGGGTTGCCATTACATACGCCAGGGATTCTTACCTGGCATTCCCGACCACGCGCTGCTTTTCTCAAATCAGCCATGACTCCTCCTTGCTGCCAGTCGCAACCATTTTTTATCAACCAGGCTGGCGGTATACCCGAGCAGTGTTGGTATTTCGGATGGCTTCAGCTCAGGTTTACGCTTACGACGATTTGGTACTCTGTAGATGTGTCCGTTCATGACACGAATAAGCGGTGTAGCCATTACGCCTCCTGCTTGTCGCGGAGCTGCTGGAACTCGCAGCTCTGCGGAATAGTCAGATGGCAACCAATATTCATCGCCCAGGCTTCAACCTTACACAGGAAGACATACATCTCTCCGGTATCAAGATCGGAGGTATGGCGTAACGACTGGATAGTGGTGATATCACCGGTTACGACATCAACCAGGTCCTTGGTTTCATAACCGAGGTATGTGTGTTTGAGAGCATCTTTTACCCATGCTGAAGTAGCGAACGATTTCCCCCTGCTGATGAGGTATTCACTGATTTCGCTGTACCACATGTGGCTGAGTGCATTCTGGGAAAGACTGCGTTTCTCTCGCCACGGTTTAAGCACCATGCGAAAGCATTTGCCTTCCTCCAGATAAGGCTGGATCTGCTGGCCGATAGCGGTGAAGTTGCCGCGATGTAATTTGATGCCGTCTTGTGAGAGGTTCACGCTTCACCTCCGCAGAGGTCAAACGCTAGATGCAAAGAATTGCAGGTGCATTTCTGCATCTGTGAAGGGAGAAGAGAGTTTGGATTGTATGTGCGCATAAACGTCCCCGTTTAGCGCAACCCCACCACCGGGTGTTCAGGCCGACAGTAACTATATTATTCCCTACTGATTTTTGAAAATCAAAGGTCTTTATACGTCACACGAGAGCAAATATTTCCGAAGAAGAAACCTTTCGCCTTGAAAGGATAAAGAGTTCATTTCATAAATTGAAATATTTAACAAGAATATTGCAAAAAATGAAATTATTTACTAGAGAGTCTATCTAACTGATAATTATGAAGATTGTAAGCGGTGGCAATCACCCGCATACACATTGAACAGGATTTAATAAAAACGTCTTAAATTGTCCGTAAGGAATAGCACGAATGACTCAAACTCCACTATTACTTGCAATCATATTTTTATTAGTTGTTCTTGTTCTTTATATAGCTGCAATCAAACGCATCAAAAAAATACAATTAGAATTAAGTGATAGCAATCAAAAAAATGAAGAATACAAATCTCGCTTTGCAGATTATTTTAATGTAGAAGAAGAATGTAAGAAGCTTATTGAGAAAACAGAGCAAGAATGCTCCATAATAAAAGAAGAATCCCAAAAAGTAAAAGAAAATGCCAATAATGAACTAACAAACACCATTGAAAAAATGGATGGTATCAATAAACAAATCCAAGAGCTAAGAAGAACTTATAAAGAGAAGAAAGAAATATATGATAAGCTAGTAAGGCAAATTTCTATTTATTCAGAAGATGTTGAGCTAGCCGAACTAGGATTTTACGAACCTCATTTTAATTTTGAAGATTCAGAGCAATTTAAAAACAAAATAAAATCCATCAGGGATGAACAGAAATTAATGCTGCGGGATAAAACCCACTCTGGCGCAGTATATTGTACAACCCAATGGACTGTTGAAGGCTCTCGAGCAGAGGGTAAAAAAATGACAGACAGAAATATCAGGTTAACTACTAGAGCATTTAATAATGAATGTGATGCTGCAATTAGCAATTGCACGTGGAAAAATATCACTAAAATGGAAGAACGCATCACAAAGGCATTTGAGGCCATAAATAAACTAAACGAGCAAAATCACATATATATAAACACTAAATACCTCAATAAAAAACTTGAGGAATTGTGGCTTACCCATGAATATCGTGAGCAAAAACAGAAAGAAAAAGAAGAACAGGCAGAAATAAGGGCACAAATGAGAGAGGAGGAGCGTGCACAACGAGAAATAGAAAAGGCCATGCAAGACGCAGAGGCAGAAGAGCGCCGTTATAAAAAAGCAATTGAAGCTGCAAGAAAGGAAATGGAAAAAGTTACTGGTGACATGAAGCAGCGCCTCGAAAATCGCATTGCCGAACTAGAACAGAGTTTGTCGCAGGCTGAATCAAAGCATCAAAGAGCATTATCCATGGCACAACAAACCAAACAAGGTCATGTTTATATTATTTCGAACATAGGTTCTTTTGGGGAGAATGTTTATAAAATAGGCATGACACGACGTATTGATCCGCAAGACCGTGTAAATGAGCTCGGTGATGCATCTGTTCCTTTTATTTTTGATGTGCATGCCATGATTTATTCGGAGGACGCTCCATCATTAGAAAAAAAAACTACATGATGTCTTCGATAAAAAGAGAGTCAATCTTGTAAATCGTAGAAAAGAGTTTTTCTATGTTACTCTGGATGAGATCAAAGAAGCTCTTAAAAAACACTCTGATTCAGAAATTGAATTTATTGAGACAGCAGTCGCAAAAGACTTTAATGAGTCATTGGCTATTCGTAATCATGAAAATAAAAAAAGTGACAACAGCAACTCATCAATTATACCTGAGCGAAAAACCCCAGAGTTTGCAGATGCAATTTAATTAATTTGTAGTAG